ACCTTGCGATGAGGCGTTCACGAGGGAGACAGTCAATGCATTCTTTGTTACAGATAGGTCTCTTAGGCCTGTCAGTGACGGTTGGGGCGATGGTACTTTCGACAGTTCCGTCGCCTTTGCTGAAGCATTGCTGGGTGATAGCCAAGGCGATCTTTTCCTTGGTAGCACGGGGTATGTACCCACCAACCTAGTCAACACCTTTCAAAGGGTGTGTGACATGGTTGTAAGTATGTTTCCCGCGTTTCATCCAGATTCCATTATTGGTAACCATGGACCAGGCGCTGTGGCTGACGGCCGTCTTGCTAAGGATGATAAATACCTTTTCAAGATTTGGTCTAACCAGCTCGGTCGAGTTTTCCAAAGGTGCCATCATGGATCCGCTAACATTGGGCTCTTCTTAGAGTGCGATGAAGCGAACATGCTGGAACTAGAGGATCAGCGCGAGCATCCATCAAAGCTAATCGCGGTTCCGAAGAACCAAGAAAAGCCAAGATTGATTGCTTCTGAGCCAACAGCCAACCAGTTCATACAGGGTGGGATGCGAAAGTATCTTCGCTCCTGTATCAAACGGACGGCCCTATCTGCCTCGATTGATATAACTAACCAATCGATAAGTATGGGCCGTGCGCTGGATGTCTCTAAGGACAGCAGTCTTGCGACTGTTGATCTAAAAGATGCATCCGACAGGTTGTCGTGCTGGACAGTGGAACGGGCTCTTCGTAGGAGACCCGAAATACTCGATGCTCTCGCATCATGTAGATCGGCTGCTCTTGAGGATCCCACCTACACCGGTCAGCGTATCCAGTTGCGCAAGTATGCGCCGCAGGGTAACGCAACGGTGTTTCCGCTGCAATCCATCATCTACGCCCTTGCGGCAATAGCTGCAACCGCGTGGAGCTCTACTGGTGGCCGACTTCGTAAGGGGTCGGACCTTCGTAAGGCCATTGTTAAGGCCTCGAAACAGGTTACAGTGTACGGCGATGATATAATATTGCCGTCACTGGCTCTGCCTGCCCTTTCCTCGCTCCTTGAGCTTTGCCAGCTCAAAATCAACGGAGCCAAATCACACTTTAACGGCACGTTTGCCGAATCGTGTGGGATGGATGCCTTTCGTGGAACCGATGTTACACCGGCCTACGTACGGCACATTGAGGATACGGATAGTCCAGAAACCGTAACGTCCTGTATAGAAGTTAGCAATAACTTCTATCGCAGGGGTCTCTTTCACACATCTCGTGTGATAGAGTCGTGGGTACCCTCGGATCTTCTGAGGCACATACCCATATCACGGGATCCGGACGGCCTACCCCTCGCTTTGCAAACATTCTCTTCTGGCACTGCTGCCAGCCGCAGGAGGTTTAATAAGAACCTTTTCCGCGAGGAATTGTTTGTGCTTGCTCTCGAGACACGTGTCAAGAGGGTTAAGCGCGATGGTTGGGAGTCCCTCCTTCAGTACTTTACTGAGAACCCCAGCCCAGATGATTTTTGGGAATCTGGAGTTCAGTCGGAGGTGCGGCAAAGGCTACGCCGCAAATGGGTGTCCCTCTACTAGGTGACGAATCTAGTTAAGGGCGTGGGACTCTTGCTTGTTCTGGCC